CAGGAGCCTTATTAGATGGCATTCAAGCTATAGAGAATCAAGTAACCGATGTATGGCTTTTCGATGTCGAAGAGTTTGTGTTTGTGAACGATGGTACTGGTCCAGTGGGGCCGAATAATTTTCGTAGAATAATGGTAGGCATCTCATTAGAAGAGCTGACATTATATCTACAACAATTAGCCATTGATTTTAGAAGAGAACAAGTAAATCTTAGAGATAGTAAAGCACATATGTTTGACCCTGATTCTTATTGTAGTCATAATTTATTAAAATATATATGTACTCAAGATCATGAGGAAGATGTTCTAAATGTTGGGTTATTTGACCCTCAAGCTGCTGATGCAGTAGTGGAAGAGAATAACGTACCTTTGGGACAATTTAATGCACGAGATGTATGGAAATTTAATCTGATTTTGAAAATTTTGAATTTCTTTTATTTTAAATCAGGGTTGAGTACTTTGATGTCTTATGCTGATCCTTATAGTGTAGCTGATTTTGTTTTAACAAGAGTAGCTATGCAATCATTGGTATTTATTTTATGTGTATTAAGTTTATTTTTACCATCATTTTGGTTAAGTATAATAACTAGTGTAATTATATGCTATGTTGTTGATTTTTATGCCAAAAAATGTCATAGGTATGTAATAAATGCACATGAACGACCAGGTTATATAGCTTATTTGAGTGAACATCTTAGAGAAGTACATTATCCTAGACCAACAGGAATACAAACGTTATTTCTAGCTTTAGGTGGTGTTACTTTCATATTATTGCTTAATAGCTTTAAGTCAGCCTTTAAAGGTCAGAGTTGTGAAGTTAAAAAGCCGGAAAGGTTACCTAATGAAAAAACGACTGTATGGAATTCATTCAATTATATTAAAAGATCCGTAGATAGAAGTGGTGATACATTAAGTAAAACTTCTACTAATGAACAACTAGTAAATAATATTGCTAAGAATATGTTTGGAGTTATTATAAATTGTAACGGAACACGTAAATATGTTAATGCGTTAGCTATACAGAGTAATCTTTATGTTTTACCTAATCATGCTATACCAGTGGGTTGTGATGATGTGTATCTTCAATTCATATCTGGGCCTACTACTACTGTAGGGCGTGATTTTGATGCCAACGTTTCTTCAGAATATATTCATAGAATACCTGAAAGAGATTTGCTGATAGTGGTGATAGCTAGATCCGCATCTATGAAAGATATAAAACATCTCTTATTAGACGGACCAGTATGTATTGGTACCACTTCTACATTAATAGGTTATCATCCTAGTGATAAGATGATGAGTAAAACTCTAGTTAGAGGTGACTTTATGCATGGTATTAGCATACCTGATGTAGGGTTAAAGTTTAGTACTAATGTATATAATCATAAAACGCCCACCGCTAATGGTATGTGTGGTATGGTTTATTTTTCTACAGGTAAGTATATAGACGGACTTCATATAGCAGGAGATGGAAACTTAGGAGTTTGTTCACCATTGTATAAGTATGATGTGGATAACGCTCGTAAGAATTTTGATGCTAAAGAAATATTTATGAATGCTAATCAGGGTAATATGGACTTTGGAAATTTAGAGAATATACCTTCTAATCACCCAGGCAACTTTATTGAAGGCAGGGTTGATAATATAGGGTATGATCCCAATAGTGCCAATAGTACGTTTAAATCTCAAGTTAAAGAGCAAATTATAGCAGATTCCGTTAAACGAATAATGAATTTAACTAGTAATAGATTTAGGCCATATAAGATGAATAGTCCATGGCATTTTCAAAGAAATATGCGTGTTAAGGTTGAGAATAAGCCTAACATGAAAGCAGAAATTCTAAGAAAAGCGCAGAGGTCTGTTATGGATTCTGTAAATAAAGTATTAGAAGATCCAGTTAGTTTATCTATGATACATCCGTACGATATGGGTACAGTTCTAGGAGGAGCTCCTGGTATATATGGAGTAAATTCATTGAATTATAATACTGGAGCTGGTCATGGTCTTGATGGAAAGAAAAGTAGATATGTTGATATGGAATTACAGCCGGATAATACATATAAGTATACTCTAAATCCTGAATTAGAAAAGATTGTTGATGATTTTGAGGCTAAATTGAAAAAAGGCGAGAGAGCTTATTTCGTTAAAACTTCAAAGGTTAAAGATGAACCAGCTAAATTCATGGAGTACGAAGGTGTTGATATGAGTAAATTACGTATTTATGAAGCTGATTGTATGGCAGGAGTTATAATATCTAGGAAATATCTTTTAGGTGTAGCTAGAGTTATGATGAATCATCCTTTAATATTTGAATGTGCTGTGGGCTTAGATGCTACAGGCGTTGATTGGCAGACAATATGTAATCATATGAGTCAAAAGTTTCCTGGAGATTTTTCTAGGACTATAGACGGCGATTACGAAACATTTGATGCAGGAATGCGAGCTGAAGTTACAAGTATAGCTTGTGCTATAGTTTTGGAAATGTGTAGAAAAGCTGGATATTCTGAGGAACAATTGACTATAGTTAGAGGAATTTTAACTGAAAAATGTTTTCCAATAGTTAAAGTAAAAGGTTGTTTCTTTCAGTATCATGGTGTTAATCCATCAGGTCATATGTTTACTGTATTTATTAATAATTTAGTGAATATGTTATATGTTAGATATGCATTTTATAGTTTATTTCCTAATGCTTCTCCGTCTGATTTTGTTAGATTTATTAGATTGATGTGCTATGGTGATGATAATATCATGACTGTGTCGTCAGAATTAGAGAATTTTAATCATACTACTATACAACAGATATTAGCTGAAGTTGGTATTATTTATACAAGAGCTGATAAAGGTAAAGGTTCTTTACCATTTAATCCAAATCCTACTTTTTTAAAGAGATCCTTAGTTTGGGATGTAAAATTGGGAAGATTTATGGCTCCTATAGAGGAAGCGTCTATATCTAAAATGTTAATTTGGTC